TTCTCTCTTCTACTTCTCTTTCAAGTTCAGTCCAAAGATCATATAATTTCATAGTATTCTTTTCTCTTTTTAAAACAATATCTACAAGTGTATTCAAAGTAAGTGTATCTCCAAAATTAGTTCTTGCTTCGGTTACAGCTTTACGAAACTGTGAATCCATTTCTTTCTTATCATCTTCTTCGATAAGAGTTTGTCGATATGACTGTTGTTGATTAAAAAAATTAAGTTGTTGTGCATACTCATCATCAGTCATCTTCATTGTCCTCCATATCGTTGTTCCATTGTAGATCATCAACATTGAATGCTTTTTCTTTATACTCAGGAAGTTCATCACCTCGTTCAAGAGCATAAATCCAATCATGAGATTCTAATATTGTTCTAAGATCTGCGTTACCAACTATTCTCAAAAGAGCAGCTAATAAAGCATCTTTTGGAATACGTTTGTTTTCAACTGCGTCAATTACTTCAGCACATAAGTTTATCATAAGTTTCTCCTATTCGTCGATATTTCCAACATTTGTTACAGCGATTTGAATGATGTGAGTTGACAAATGTAAAGGATTTTCGTCAAAGTGTTTTTTCAAAGCGCTTAAAGAATAAATCGAAAAGTAAGTGTTATTGGTAGTATTCATAAGCGAAAACTTTTGAGTTGATTTAAGTGTTGGTGGATTTTCTAAGATTTTTTGATTGTGTTCAAATATTTGTTGCATAATATATACTCCTTGTTGTTATATGGTTATTCTCCTATAAAATGACCTTGTTGTACATGTTTTTTTGCAACTATATCTCCAATAAAATCAATAACTTGCATAAGTGTATGATTTTGTTAGATATTTTCTTTTGCTAATGAAATCAATAACTTGCATAAATATAGCTATGAGTGATATATTTGACTTTGGCTTTACAGCTGTAACAGAAGAGGAATTAGAAGTAGTACAGAAAGCTTCAGCAGAAGTGGAAACTGTATCTGCTACTGTTGCGAGTACACAAGATAAATTAGATAAATTATTCAATGCTGTACAACCTCTTCTCACAAATCTCAAGAAAAATCCTGAGAAAAATTACATATACTGGCCAAATAGATTAGATAAAGTAGAACAATTCGAAGACTACATTCAAGACATTTATAAGAGTTAACCTCTTTTCTTGAATACTAAATCATGGAATCCGTGTCTAAACATAAATTTCCAACCTAACTCATGTAGCAATTCTTTGACCTTTTCTTTTGTATCAACCGATTCGATGTAAACTAATCCTCTTGATCTTGATAAAAGCTCTTGAGCTCCTTCAATAACTTGAACTTCATGTCCTTCTACATCGATTTTTACAAATCCTGCAACTTCGTATGGTAGTATGTAATCTAAAGGAACAACGTTTCTCTTTACAACGTGTCCTCTTTCACTTCTCGCTAATCTCGTATCAACAATTGTGTTAACAGAACCTGCTGTAGGATATTCCATTATATCCACTTGTCCTGCTACATTACTCAATCCTACATTTAAGCATTGAATGTTTGGATATGGTTCTGTATTTTTTGCTAAACATTCATAATTTGTTGGAGTTATTTCAAAACATACTATCTTTTTAAATACATCTGCAAAAGGAATAGCAGTGTGCCCAAAGTTTGCACCAATATCAACATACAGATCTTTATATCTTATATGTTTTTTAATCCAACCAGTCTGTGATTCATATAACTGTCGTCGTCTTTCGTATGTGACAGGATGACAATATCTGTCATTCTCAGGAAGCCAAAAATCATTTATTTTTTTCATTCTTCCTCTTAAATATTTTATTCCAATTTTCATCGCTTTTTAAATAAAAAATCATTTTTTCCTTTTCGCGAAATATATTTCCACCCAAAATCATCTAATAAAGAGCAAAGGGATTCTCTATTTTTATCTGATGTTTCTATATATAACACCCCTTGTGATCTAGAGATAAGTTCTCTGCCTCCTTTAATTACTTCAACTTCATGTCCTTCTACGTCTATCTTTATAAAACTTGCTATTTCAGTAGGAAACATAAGATCTAATGTCGTAACTGGTCTCTGCACAACCATAGGAGATCTATTTTTACTTGAGTCAGTTATAAGTCTAGTGCTTTGAATTGTATTAACAGATCCAGCAGTTTTATATTCTAAAACATTTACCATTGTATGTTGATTGCTTAACCCTAAATTATAACAAACAACATTAGGACTTTTTCTTGTATTTTCAATTAGACATTGAAAATTAGCTGGAGTTATTTCAAAACCTACTATTTTTTTGAACCATTTTTTAAAAGGAATTATAGTATGGCCAAAATTTGCTCCAATGTCAATATAAAGGTTAGTATATCTTATATGTTTTTTTAGCCAATCAGTCTGAACTTTATACAGCTCAAGTCTTGATTCAATCATCTTTTCTCGTGAATATTGATCTCCATCTGGAACATACCAATCATTTATTTTTTTCACGATTCCTCTTAAAAATTTTATCCCAGTTTTCGTTAAACTGCTTTTTTGGAACTCCTAAAGGTCTTTGTTTCGATCCTTTACCCATTGTCGTATATACTCCTCAACATCAAATTTACAATCAATAATTGGATTCTCACAGTATGTTTCTTGTGCTTCTCCAGGCATATTATCTTCAAACACATAAGGATGATCAAATGCCTTTGCAATATCCAATATGCTGACATTCTTAGCATTACCTAAATGCACCTCATCAGGAACAAATGGCATGTCCATCATTTCCATCATTCCTTCAACAACATCTAATACATGTGTAAAAGCTCTTTTCTTTGAACCATCACCAAAAATGGCCATTGGTTCTCCTGCTTGAATCTTTTGCTTAAATCTACGAATAACTGTACTATATGGACCATAGTCTGCTTCACCTGGACCAAACACATTATAATAATACATCATCGTTGATTCGACATTATATTTATGTCTAAACATAAGTATAATATCTTCACACATTTTCTTTGATAATGTATAAGGATTTGTTGATTCAGCATATTTAGTTGATGATGAAGTAGAGAAGTATAATGGACAACCAATGTCAAGTGCCATTTGTACAACGCTAAGAGTTGTATCTAAATTATTTCTCAATGTATCAACAGGATAGTCATAAGATCTTCTCACTCTTGGACTATTTGCTAAATGAAATATTGCATGTGCTCGCTTATCGCTTTCAACTGCAACGTAGTTAGCTACATCTTCTTTTACATATAAGACATCGGGATGATTAATCTCATACTTACCAATTCTTTCATCATCAATAACTTTGACGAAATATCCTTCATCTAATAGTCTTTCAACTAAGTGACTACCGATGAATCCTTTTCCACCAGTTACGATTACAAATTTGCTATCTTCAACCATTCAGGTAACTCCCTTCCTGTGTATTTTGCCATATACATTTTTTCATTAATATAGTACTTACGATATGCAGTAAGTGCATTCTCATCTTTACAATAATCAGGCATCGCTTGTGTAGGTGGATAAAAATCACCCTTCTCAATATTCTTAGGAAGTTTCACAAGATCTACACCTAATTTCAAAAATGTAGAATGCTGTTTCTTATATCTATAAGTGTATTCTTTGCACAATTCATTCCATAACTTGAATAGCCACTTGTAGTTTTCACTAGAGCTTCTTGTCCAAATTGTACTTGGATGATTAATGTGACATGCTTTGTAAATGACTCGATCCATATATTTGTCATTCAAACGATATCGCTTTACTCTACGATTATTCTTTGACAAATCATAGTATTCCTCACCGTCCAATACTCTATGAGCAGTAGACATAAGTTGTGCATATTCAACAATCATCTTGACAACATGTTTGTCCAAATGATATTGTGCACAAACTTTAGGATCTTCGTCTAAGTAAAAAATATTCATGATCCGAGTACTCTAATTACTCCTTGTGCCATAATAATAAAAATAACTGTATTCATAATAATCAATGCTCGATCTTTCCATACAATTGATACGTATAACCAACCAAGTGTACCACTGAGTGTGCATAACATATCAATCATATGAAAGACTTCATTATATCCAGCTGACCGAAAGGTGATCGCTACCAACACCATGATGGTAGCGAACCACTTAACATACCAAACTTTAGGCTGCTTCAGCATATTGCACCGCAGTTTCTAAAGCTTTCGTTTTTAGTCTTTGATTATAACCAAACCAAGATTGTTTGATTCGACTGTTTGCATCTCTACCAAGTTCATGGTCAGTAAGGTAAGTTACTGCATTAAATGCTTGCCAGAAAGAACCTTCTGCATGAGTTGCACCTGGCTGAGTATTGAGTACTTGTAATGCTCTATTTGCATTGTTACTCAATTCTTTCTTTGCTTCACCTTTACCACGAAAACTAATTGGAAAGACATTATCAAAGTAACTAGTAATAGATTCTTTAGTATATCTTTTCGAACCAAGAAATTCTGCCATTTCTTTGTAGTTTTCAAGTTTACTATGAGCAACACCAAGCATTTCTTTGACCATCTCGCCATTAAAGACATTTTTGTGATTTACTTTAACACTGTTTTTTGCTGTTGTTTCAAGAGATAATGTAAGAGTGTTGTTACATACTACACGAATTGGTGTAAATCGAACATCGATTGCTTTACCATATTGATGAGGATTTGAAAAAAGTAGATAACTTTCAACTGTATCACCATTAAACAATTCAAAACCATCGTTCACTTTTGCAAGTGCCCAAACCATTCTACCATCGTCTAAAGATCCTGCAGTGTGCATTTCCATATCACCATTACTTACAAAGTCTTGAAAGAACTCGAAAGCTTCGATGTTTTGAACTGGATTCCAATCTGTACCGATAATATCAAGCAATGAATTATCTGAAGTACGTACTAGGCCAGATTTACCTTTGACTGGAATACCAGTTGAAGTAACAAGATCTTGCTTTTCAACTTTCCAGTTTAGATTTGCTGCATCCAACATTTCTTGAGGGCTTAAGTTATTTTCTACAGGTACACCAAGTCCATGCCAAGGAACGTTACCTGCGTAAGCCATTGTTTCTACCATATGCGCCATATTTTCTCCTATTTCATTTTAGATGTAACCAGTATACCACAAATAATGTGTGATGTACATAGCCTAAATCTCTAATAAAATCAAAGACTTACATATTTTTTTTGGTTTTAGCGTTCCTGATCTGGACTCTGACGTTGTCTGGCAGCTTAATTTTCACATCATTATGATAATGATAGAGAACAAATTCAGTATTTTTAAACTCTTTAAAAATCTGTGGCCATATTGGTCTCCAATTACCAATGAGTCGGTAGTTATTCTGATTCGAACGATCAGAGTTAAGATATGTATCAGTAGATGAACGAATATTGAAATCAAATAGAGTATCAAATCCGTACATATGAATCTGTTTGCCTTTTAGTTTGTTTGCTGAATAGTGTACAGCCATGTGGCCACAATTAAAGTTTGTTGGATTTTCAGCATAGTCTGGAACTGTAGGATAAAATTCTTTAACGCAGTGAGCATACTTCATATAAAAGTCAGGTTTCATTTCCATCCAATGACGTGGTCTAACACCAAGAACCCAACTATACATGTCTAACTTTACATTGCCTTCATGCAAACATGCCATCATTTTATAATCAACCATACATGTTGCATACACATTTTCTACTTGAAATGCTGGCATATTACATACAATCTTTAATCCTTTGGCTGGAGTATAAAGCGTAGCTAAGTCTCCATTGCCAATTACGTGAATTATTTCTTTAGCTTCCATTATCAATCATCTCTTGTATTTTTAATTTACCTTTGTGTCCTGTCCAATGATATATGACCACATTTTCTGGTACAGTATTATCAATATGCTGAACTCTTGTTACGTTGTACTTATTTGGTAAGTCAACTATATGTATATTTCTCTTAAGTGGCGTATCCATCAAATAATGTAGGACATCTTGGTCACCTGGATCAGCAGTGCCTAACATTCGACCAATTCTTACTCCATCTTTACATGCTTTATTCCACATGTCGAGTATAACTGGAGTTCTTTGAAATGCTACGACTCCCGAGTTGTGCCAGGTTTCTCCTCTTCGTTTAGACCAAGGAAAATCTTCCACCATTGCAAGTTTGTTCGGTTCAACATAGTCAAAAATCCCACTGATATCGCCACAGACATGGCAGTCAGTATCAATCCAACATGTATATTCATAAGGGCTCTCCATCATTGCTTTAGGTTTAAGAAACCAGCCTTTACCTTTATCTGGTTTTACTTCTATAATACTTTGAACGATTGGTTGTATATGTAACCATTCTCTCGTCTCTTCTGACAGACCAAAATCTGCAAAACAAATAGGTGTATCGTTATGCTTTGTATAATTCTTTAAGAACCACTCAAGCATCCATGAGTTTTTCTCATCACAGCCAGTAAGTACACATTTAGATAATTGCATAGTTTTCGTTATACTGATGTTTTGCTAAACATCCTTCAGTTTTTTGTATTGTCGTAAATGTATCTCTTGCTTCTACAGGCCAAGGATAATACTCTTCTAACCATGGAAAGTTATCTAAATTTAAATAGACATCTGCTGGACCTGCATGTGTAAATGCTTTATCAAATAATAATTTTGCACCTTCTGGATTTACGATATAAGCATGAGCACCACCAAAGTATCTCTTATGAACAAGTGGTCCGACACCAAGTTTTGTAGGTGAGTTAAATTTTCCATAACTTGGTTTACCTATTGTGACACAGTATTGAAAGCTAATATTTTCTGGTACTGTATCAAAGAAAAAAGCATCGTGTTCTAATATACAAGTTGTTTGATTTTTTCTATATGCCATTCTCCACAATCTCCAATGTGATAGAAAACACGATAAAACATTTTCAAATCTTGAATATTGTTTAGCATCTTTTTCAAATCTCTCAAGTGGGAGTTTATTATTTTTAAAATGCTGTAATGGATTATTTTTTGGAGTAAAAGCTGCAACCATCTCAACTTCTATACCAACGCTCTTTGCTGACCTAATACAACGTTCAGCACTTGCCATTGATTGAGGATTATCCTCGATTGCAATTACTTTATACTTTATTGCTTTAGTTTCTTCTATTGTTGGCTTATACTTCATTTTGTTGTCGTTGATGATAGTCTCTGAACTCTTGTGTAATAAGGAAAACTTACTTGTAAAAATGGAAATAGCTGTTTACACATAAGAGCATCGTTAGGCCATATTCCAAGCTCTGCAGTTTTATCTATAAGAAGTTTAGCTGCCCATGGCATGATGACGTAGGCTGAGTTTCCTGCAAGTCCTTGAGGCAATGGAGGATCTTCTACAGAATCTACTGAAGGACAAGGAATTACACCGACGAAATTCCTTCCATCAATTCCTTTCTCATCTAAATATATTTGTGCATTAGTATGAAACATTGAAGGTCTTCTTGTTGCATAAAACGGTTCATTTAATCCGCATATTCCTTTAAAACCATGATCAGACAACATATCATATCTAAATGTTCTCATAATAACAGCATCTTGTTCCAATATCATAATTGGTTCATCAATTTCTACGCACAGTTTCCATAATCTTAAATGACTAACTGTACAAGCCATTATTTTTCTATAATCACTTGCTTTGTATGCTCTTCTAAATAATCCAGTTTGTTTACAATAGTTTTCACCTTCAATAGGCCAAGTGTATTGTATCTCGTTTGTAGTTTTCTCGTCGTAAATTCTTGTCAAATGTTTTCGAATCCAACGAGGAGTTGTTGCATCCATTATAAAAGGATCTATCCAAGAACCAGATTCAGTAATTGATTCGAGTAATCTACGAGTGGCTTGAGTAGCTTCACCATTATTGAATAGTGTAATGATAAAAGCCTTGATTCTATGCTTACGATCCTCATTTGTAATTTTAGAAGGTTTAAATTCTTGCTTTACACTCGTAGCTGCATTAATTGTTTTT